CAAACACGTGCTCTGATAGAAATTCCGCAGCACTTTGCTCGCAAAGATGTCCGGAATGAAGTTCCCGATGTAATCGGGAGTATTCTGAGTAACTGGCCAACCGCTCATAGGTTAGTCTCCTTTACAGGTCATTGATGAGCTTACCCTCCCGATAGGCTTGTTCCAGCACAGATAAGCGGGCCTTCTGCTCGGGCGTCAAAAACGATCCCCGAGTTTCCAGTCCAACCAGATTCTTGTACTCGCTCGCGCGGAGATTGGACTCCGTTGCGGGTGGCGCTGCTGGTGCCGCTTTTGGCGGAACTGCCTGATTTCGGATAATATGCTCAATCATTTGATTCTTGTACAACTGGTAATCCAAATACAGTTGGGCGGCACTAGCCGCATCCAACCGGTGACGAGCCGCGTCAAAAGCCTGCTGCTTCTCCGGTGTACACCACCGCTTGAAAGCAGCCTCCTCTTGCAACGCCGCATAGTTTGGAACGAACGACAACACTTCTTGTAGAAATGCGGCCTCCTGCTCTTGCGGAGACGGTTGATTGTATTGTGGCGCATACGCATACGGATCGTACGCGGCAGGCGGCTGAGGCACATTAGCGCTCGGCAACTGATCCAACCGATCTTGTACAATCTTATTTGCAATCTTTTCCGCCACTTTGATCAAATCCTCGCCAAACTCCATGTCCTGATCCGTAAGCCCATACCGGCTTTTTGCGTCCGCCGCCACCTGGTACTGTTGCGCCTGGGTCGGGGCCGCTTGCTGCTGCTGGGCCAACGCTTCAAGCTGCTGGTTCACATATAACACGGCATCCCGCAACCGGGCCGTTTCCGCGTCATACTTACCCTGCAAAGTTTTGTACCGCTGCTCCGCAAGTTCCATACGCTGCCGCATTACATCGTTCTCGGAGGGCATCCACTGGGTCTCCTCCTTCTGAACTTCTGCCTGCGGCTCCTGTGCGGAACCCGCTTGTACTGCTCCTTGTTCGTTCGCTACTACTGCTGTGTCCGTCATTACTCTCTCCTTTGTTCGGCGGTTGATCTTATCGAATGGAAATCCGCCGGGCGGCCTATCCGTATCCGGCTTTCCCTGAGATCAGTGTCGCATTAAACTATCCATTTTGGTTCCGTAGATTCCGCAGTCAGATCGCGAAGTGATTCTTGGGCGTTCCGGAAAACCTCCACCAACGTATCCAATACACCATACGCGCCTTGAGCGCGGAACATATCGCTCTTCTTATCTAGCAAAGCCAGCAGATCCACGCAGTCCGCGCGCGCGTCCAGCAACCAAGCAACGAGTTCCTCGTACGCTTCCAAATGCTGGGCCTTAAGCGCCACTAAACTGCGCAATACAATCTCACTGGGCTGTTGTAGCATTCTGCAATTCCTGTATTCGTTTGAAATTTTCCAAGCTGCGCCGTTTTGCATCTTCCCGCTCTTTATTTGCGGCAATGATCTGCTGCTGCTGCATGCCTATCTGACGCAACTGCGACTCTTTCAACTGCGCATCTTGCTGTTGCGCCTGCGCCGCTTGATCTTGCGCCACCTGCTGATCTTGCGCCGCTTGCGCACCCTGCGCATCCGCCTGCGCCTGCTGATCCATTTGCGCCTGCTGATCCATTTGCGCCTGCTGTTGCTGTTGCATAGACTGCTCTTGGCGCATCAGATCCTCATCCGACGGAATAATGTCGTCCACCGGCAGCCCCAAATCAGACACAACCGCCCGGTACAGATTTGCGCGTTGCCGAATCCCAATCAATTGCGAATCTAACGGATTATTTGTCGCCATCAGGAACTCGCGCCGCGCTTGGCTCGTTTGTTCCTTGACCAACATTTCCGCTGCACCGCACGGAACCACTTGACAATCGCCCTTTGCCATTTCGTCCGGATGGTACAAAAGATTCCAGGTATACAAACGCTGAACCGCAGGCCGAATCACGTGAGAGTCCACGGCGAGAATCATGTCTTTCACGACACGCGATGCCGCATCCATCAGAAGACGAAGTCCCGTTGCCGTATTCCCCGCGCCCGCCACATTCTGATCCCCATGCGCATACCGGGGGATCCCTGTCAGGTTATCCGCGCGATTCTCCAAGAACTCAACCAACTGCAGATAGGGCTCAATATAACACTGCGGCTGGTAGTACTCTACCGGCTGCCGGGAATTGATCGCCTTGGAGCCGTCATACTCACATCGGGACCATGGAGTAATTTTCTTATTGCGCAATGTAGCCGCCGATGCCGAGTGCGTATCGATAATCTGCTGAGGACCGGAGGCAAACGCCGCATTGTTCAGCGCGGCGCGAAACGCCGAATTCAACATATTCTGGCAATCGCGCATCTTATTCGGGATCGAATTTCCCCATAAACTGTCCGCGTCTTCCTCGTAACACGCCGTATAATATGGAAGTCTGCCCAATGGATCCGGATTCAATACGGCGCGAACCACTGTCGATCCGACCTTTACGGCGGAAATTGCGTAGTACTGCAACGGATCTACACTAGAAATCTTCCACTCCCGCAGAAGTTCACCCTTCACCCGCCCCCAAAACTCCAGCGCCTCCACGGAGTCCTTGAATGCGCCCCCCGCCACCGATGGATCGCGACGCTCGTACTGCGCCCGGCGGGTCTCGCCCTGAAGCGAAGAAGCGTATACCGATCCTTCCGGAGCGCTGGACAGTGCCAGATCAATTGCAGCATCGTTCCAACCTTCAATCCCCTTCATCCCAGCCAACGCATGGCGCGGGATCAGAATCCGCTCTAGCAGATACGAATCATTCAAATCCCGGACATTCGGCGCGGGATAAAAATCCCAAGGACTGACCCGGCTCCACGTCAAGACAGCCTCAGTCTTCACCTCGGACTTGCCCCCTACCCAAACCAGCGTTTGTTTAGTGCGCAGTTCCGGCCCTTTTAAGATGCCCATAGGGTACCGGCAGTAATCATCCAAAAATTCACGGAACGCTTTTTCCCAGCCACCCTCGGACATCTGATCGGCAATATGCCGCGCCATTCGATCCGCACGTTTTCGCGCTTCCAACTCAACAGCTTTCCGCTGCACCTCGTACTGCTGCTCCACTTCTGCAGCGATCTGCGCTGGAGCCGTCATCCCCCCCTGCTGAATCTTCTCGGTCACCTGTGCCTTAATCTGGGAAAGAATAGTTTCCGACATTGAAGGATCTGGAGTCGGATCGAGCCGCCACGAATTGCTGCCCGACCGGGACAACGCATCCATGATCCAAGAAGCCGCACCATTACTCTTCACAGCCGTAATGTTCATGTATGCTTCCGAACCGCCCAACGACTGAATGGAAGATTTTGTCTCCGAATCATATACCCCCGCAAACTGCTCCCGGCACTTGACCAACTCCGGGGTCACATATTGATCCCGGTGTTTCCGCGCATCTTCCCAACATTGATCGATATGTGCCGCCAACGCAGATACGGTTGCCGATGCCTGAACCCCTTCCGACTGGCGTGACGATTGCGGCTTCGAATTCGAATCCGCATTTGAAGCCGAATCCTTTACCGGCAAAATCGTACTTTGCACCGTTGTACCTACAGGCTGTAGTCCTAATCCAGGCATCCTAACTCCTTGATTTACAAGCACTTAACTAACCCACACGATAAAGTGCTTGCATATCCATACACAAACCACTATAATTATACATAAGACGGCCTATGAAAACAATAGGAATATTTAACCGATAGGAAACGACAAAAAATGATACCACCCCCGAAACCCTTGAGCCGAAGAGAACTTGAACAACAGGAAAGGCATGCAAAGTCACGTAAGACGAAAGATCCAATTACTGGACTAACCAAACGGCAGGATCAGTTCATCCGGCACTACATGACCTATGGCGATAAATGTGCAGCCTATCGGGAAGCCTATCAACCCTCCGCCACCCAAACCCTGAAAAACCAGCAGAATGCGGCCTCAGTGCTCCTGAGCAACCCATCCGTCAAGAAATTTCTAGCCAAGTGCCGGAAAGACGCCGCCTCGGCCTCCACACTCAGCATGGAACGAGTCAATAACGAATTGTCCAAAATTGCCTTCTCCGATCTTCCGGACTTTGTAGACAACTCGGGGAATCTCCTCACTATTGAGCAATTTCAATCCCTAACACCCGCACAAAGATCCTGTATCAAAAAGGTCCGGCAAACACCACAAGGCATGCTGGAAATTGAATTGCACGACAAAATTGCAGCACTGCGGCTTCTAGGCATTGCTCTTGGCGGGTATACGGAAAAGAACAAAGGCGGCGACGGACAACCGCTCCAGGTCACCCTCAACCTCTAAACGGAAGATTACATGGACATCCAGTACACCGCCTGGCCGACCCTCTCCCAATTTCATCATTCCAATATGCGCGTTCGTGGGGTCATGGGTCCATTCGGCTCCGGAAAATCGGTCGCCATGTGCATGGAGATCCTCTATCGCGCCATGAACCAGCGCCCCTATAAAGGGGTCCGCAAAAACCGCTGGGCCATCATCCGCAATACCTATGCCCAACTCCGGTCCACTACCATCAAAACGTGGCAGGATTGGATCCCCAACTCGGTTTGTCCTATTGTCTACGATTCACCCATCCGTGGAAAAATGAAACAGGAACTTGCCGATGGCACCACACTCGATCTTGAAATCTACTTTCTGGCCCTTGATAGACCTGACCATATTGACAAAATCACATCACTTGAAATAACCTCAGCCTGGATCAACGAGGCCAGAAAGGTACCTAAGTATATTGTAGACGGGGTGTTAGGACGATTGGGCCGATACCCAAGACGCCAATCGGAAGGCGGACCATCTTGGTACGGGCTTATCATGGACACCAACCCGCCCGACACCAAACACTGGTGGTACAAGTTCGCAGAAGAAGAAACCCCTATCGGATGGAAATTCTGGAAACAACCTGGGGGCCTGCTGAAACGATCCGCCAATGGCAAAACCATCTATCTGCCCAACCCCACTGCGGAGAACATCGCCAACCTTGCCAATGGCTACCGGTACTATATGGACCAGGTATCCGGCGCAGACCCACACTTCATCCAAGTCCACCTGCTTGGCGAATATGGCGCATTATTCGATGGACGGCCCGTCTATGATGGAATCTGGTCCGATCAAATCCATGTGGCGGAAACACCGCTGGGCGCGATTCCCGGCATTCCACTCCACATTGGATGGGACTATGGTCTAACGCCTGCCGCCGTCGTTGGTCAAATCTCGCCCAATGGCCGCTTGCAGATCCTGCGGGAATACGTATGCGAACGGGGCGGAATCCGGCAGTTTGCCCAAGAAATCGTGATACCAGCGCTCAAAAACGAATTCCCCATGCACCCCATCGAAAGTATCGTTTGCGTTGGCGATCCTGCGGGCACCCAAGCCAGCCAAGTCGATCTGACCACGCCCCAGTCGGAACTGAAGCGGCTCGGATTCAATATCTCGCCCGCAACCGAACATCTAGGCCGGTTAGCTGTTAAATTTGAACCGCGCCGCCAATCGGTCATCAATTTCCTGTCCCGGCTAACCGACGGCAAACCCACCTTCCAACTGGACAAACGCTGCGAGAACTTGCGGAAAGGATTCAACGGCGGCTATCTCTTCTCCCGGACGCGAAGCACTTCCGATGACACCTATAAAGAAGCGCCTGATAAAAACAGCTATTCGCACCCGCACGATGCACTGCAATATCTCTGTCTTAGCCTAGACCCATCAATTAAACGAACGGAAACCGCAGACACCGCTGGAGATTTCTCCACCGGCTGGAAAGGGTTTATGTGAGTCCTATCAAGAACATTGTTGTAATCTCGGATACCCATTGCGGGTGTCAAACCGGACTATGCCCCAGTTCCGTCACGCTGGATGACGGCGGCACCTACCACGCTTCCAAATTCCAGCAGTCCGTATGGAACTGGTGGGAAGAGTTTTGGGATTGGGTCAAAACCATCACCAAAAATGCGCCATTCGATCTTGTGATGAATGGAGATGCACTCGATGGGAACCACCATCAGGCCACTTCCCAGATCACGCACAACCTCAAGGACCAACTGAACATCGCATACGCCGTTCTTGCACCCGTAGTGAAGAAAGCGCGAAAGTACTATCACATTCGCGGCACTGAAGCGCATGTTGGCCCGTCCGCGCACCTGGAAGAAACTCTCGCCCAGCGGCTCAATGCCATCCCCAACGAAATTGGACAGCATGCCCGGTACGATCTTTGGAAGTACTTAGGCGACAAAAAGATCCTCTGCCATTTTGCGCACCATATTGGAACCACCGGCAGTCAAGCCTATGAATCCACGGCGGTGTTCAAGGAACTGGTGGAAGCCTACGTCGAAGCAGGACGCTGGGACAACCGGCCCCCGGACGTGGTAGTCCGCTCGCACCGGCACCGCGCCATCATGGTGGAAGCCCCGTCCAGCAATGCCGCAGGCATCAGCGTGGTCACCCCCGCCTGGCAGGGGAAAACCCCATTCGTCTGGAAAATCCCTGGCGGACGCCAGTCTCAACCGCAATTCGGCGGAGTTTTGCTCCGGGAAGCGCCCGACGGCGTCTGGTACGTCCGCCCCTGGGTCAAATCCCTCTCCCGCCCCGAACCCGAGGAATAACCAGCATGGATCCATGGAGTACCAATGCCGCCAATGAAGCCGTACAAGAACTCAACTACATTACCTATGCGCTGCAAGAACTCAACCACCTGACCTATGCACTGCAGGACATGTCACGAATTCTACTGGAATTATGTGAATTACGAAAAGTGGATGAAACACTGCAAAACATGAACGCCAATCTTGCAGAAATCAACAGTTCCCTGAAAACCCTAAGCAAAACCTGTGTGGAGGATTAACCATGACACTGAAAGAAACCCTAGCCCAACTACTGGCGGAAACACAAATGACCAACCAACTATTGCAAGCAATTCTGCGGGCACAGGCGGTGCAAATTCCCCGGCCCGTATCGCCATTCTCATCCGTCGTATACACGATGGGGACGCCGCCAACAAGCCCTGGGATGGGATCTGTAAGAACAGTCAATCAAGAACACGATGTGGAAGTCGAAACCATCAAATAGGAAATGGCCGCACAAGCTGCAAACCTAGATCTGGCACAGCTTGCCCAGCAAGCACTGCAGCTACGAGAGGAATAAAACCCAATGACCACTCAAATCACCACGGACGAATGGATCGCGGAACTCCAGCGCATTCAGGGAGAACAGAACCCTGACGGATTTTCCACACAAGAACTGGCCGCAACCCTCAACTGCTGCCCATCCACGGCCCGAATCATGATTAAACAAGCCATCACCCACAACGAACTGCACCTGGCCGGAACACGTACCGAAAAAACCATCTCCGGACGAAACTGTAGAATCCCCATCTACCGAACCACCGAGCATGCCCGATGAATCTTGACACCACCGATATTGCCCTGCAGCGCCGGGCAAGCCGAATCCTAAAGCGGCGCAAAATTGAAACCTGGAAGAAACACTTGGACGAGGAGGAAGACGATCATGACAAAGAAGAAATCCATCTCGATTTTTGGAACTTCCCCGACGATAGCGCTCCGGATTGATCTCGTCACGGGACAGGCAGCGCTCCTGGAGTACCTCAAAATCCAAGACTACGGGCAAGGAGTTCAGGTGCCCATCGGATTCAAAACCCGATTCGACACCATTCCATGCCTGCTCCGGCTAATTTTCCGTCCGTATGGCCGATGGACCCGTGCGCTCCTCGTCCACGATTACCTCTACAGCACCCATCCAAACAAAACCGAAGCCGATCTGTGGCTCTTACGAGTCCTGGAACTCGATGACGCGCCTAAATTGGCGAAATGCCTGCTCTACCAAGCCGCCCGCTGGTTCGGCGAACCCAAATATATCAAAAAACAACACGAATCCCGATTTTCCCGGCAATTTATGGCGCATCAGACCACAAAATGTCCTATCTGCACCCCAGATTCCCATGAAACCAGGCACTAAACCATACCAGTTCAAGCTAATCCGCACCCAAATCTGCGGACATGAGTACACAATCCCCTCCTTCACCGTATTTGCGCATATTTATGCCACCCAACAAGGATTCTGGCGTGCGCGAATGATGACCGATCCCAATGTCACCTACGCAAAACTCAAAAAAGAACGGCACTTAGCCGTAGCAACCATGCCCGGCGCCAAAAAACAACCACGAATCTACCACATCCGCGCATGGAAACACCCGGAAAACTTCCTGGACACCATTGCGCACGAAGTCACACACATTATCCTGCATTACCAGCAGTACCTGACCAATCAAAGCCCCAACAACATCTCGGAAATTTGCTGCTATCTTCACGGGGATCTCACGGAAACTATCTATAAACAGATACAAACCCACACATGAAAACACAAAAGCACCTAATATGCCTGAAATATAGAGATTCCGTCCTTCCCGAAATCTGTATGGAACTCTGGGTCCACCCTACACTCCGATCCGTAAACTATGCGCGGAAGAAACAAGGGGCCGAACTCAAAAGCGGCAGTGTCCGGGGATTTATCAATTCCTGCACCCAAAGTTCCAACACCACCCCTGCCACAGAACGACCTTATTTCCAAATTCATTTATGGAAAAACGATCCAGAGTATGTGGAAACACTGCTCCACGAAGTAACGCATGCCGCCTTTTTCCTCAAAGACTGGCTCATCGAACGGAGTATGCCCAGTAAAGATGCCGAGGAAATCACCTGCACATTCCTGGCACAGTCCGCAACCTACCTGCAAACCATCCCACATACATAAAAATAATAACTTATTTGCAAATTTAATGTTTCCGTGGTAAAATATAGCTGGAGAGGGCAAAAACACGGAGAAACGAAATGACAACTGGAAGCACCATCTCTTTTTTACAGTGGATCCGGGGACTGCATGCCTATGAAGTTGCACGTACAGGAAAAATCCATAAAGGGATTTTAAGCAACATCAAACGAGATATCTACCAGCCTACTACAAGCACCCTAACCCGAATCGCCAAGGGACTCGGCCTCCCTGTAGATCTGCTGCTCTTATTGACGAAACCAGCCGAACTAGCCGAATTAACCATCATTTCGTCCGATGAACGAGTCAATCAACTCGTAACCAATTTTCACGAATTGGATCAGATCCATACCTGCATAAAACACCTAGTCACCGAACTCGCTCAAGAACACAGCGCTGAATCCAACAGCATAGAGGACAAAAACCAATGAACGACATGCTCGATGGAATCGTTTTCGTGACCACAGCCATACTGGCGATCACCGGAATCCTTGTAATAGTCGAAAGAACCGTAACCCTATACCAAAAATGGACCAAAAAATCCGCCGCCAGAACCAACCGGATCAATGGCTATCTCGGCACCATCCAGCCCGATGGCACCTGGATCCGGCGGCAGCTTCCACGCAGCCAGGATGTACTGCTGCAAGACCTCTATCCGTATAACAATCTCGGCATCTCCATGGAAAACCAATACAGCTATGCAGCGCTGGAGAACTACCCAACCCTGGACCCCGCCCAGCCCACTCCACCCGAACAAAACAATATGCCAAGCTGCACCCCAGAAATTACGCAAACCGACTTCACCGCCCTCTAAGCCAACAATCCAACAAATCCACTTGCAATTTCAGAAGATCCATGGTACAATCTAAATGGACAAGGTAATGATTCCTTCGTCCACCCTTAAGTTAAATGCGCCCCGGTTCGGAACAAATGCCGATCAAATCGCTTCTCATGACCTTCCTTCCCAGAATCTCAGACATAAGCACTCTGGACCGGGGCGCATCACAGTTGAATCCATCGCCCACATAACCGCCAAGCACTTCGCCCAATGCAACTGTTTCTCCAATCTCGACTATAATCTCACGAAGATCGCTTGGCGGTTTTTCTTTCAAACAAAGGACCAAAACCCATTATGCCCATCTACCAATTTCCAACCGGCATACTACTCCCAAATCCCAGCACCCCGCAATCCACACCCATTACAACGCAGACTCCTGCAACTCCCGCTCAAACTGAAGCCACCGCTCCTTCGAAGTCAATGTCAATGCCGC